CGAAACAAGCTTAGGAGGAATCCAGTTTCGCAGCTTCTCTAGCTCAACTTGCTTGTTTCCGCTCGCAACAGCCATCCACACTCGTTATTAGTGTATGTTTGTTGCGACTCTTAGTGGAAGGGTTATCGTTCAATCGAGCGATAAAATCTACTCAGGGTTCGTGCAGTACGCCTCTTTCGGCTTACACTCCCTCTTCCACGCAGCGCGCTCGGATTACCACTATGGGCCCGAAGAAACTCAGCTTTTCTGTGTTTCTTTGGCTTATGTGTTTCCTCTCCTTCTCACAGGGGAATCACACGGGCATGGCAACGGGATCCGACTTCCCATCTCCTACTACCCTGATCTACTCAGGTGGGGTGTGGCCCTTGGTTACCCCCCACAGCTCACCCGTAGCAGGAGAAAAGTGCACATTGACTTGTGCACCATGTCCAGTCAGGTCCATTACAGAGCCGAGTTACAAAGAATTACTACAACAGCTCTGGGTGAAAGCCTGGTTAGATTCCCGCGCGCTTTGCTTTACGGCCATCGACAGTTCCTCACGATTCTTGAGTCATGCTTACGAACTGTCGAGCGCAACAGCCCGCGCCTTGTTTGGACAAGTCCTGTGGTTCGCAGTCTATCTGTGGACAAATGTATTGCTTCAAACTGCGCGTATTGTCTGCTCGGTCGTTGCCAGCTACTACTTACAGGTCGCCTCTCTCATATCGCTCGGTATTACAACGAGCTGGATTTACAAGATATTGAGGTGGACTTTTGGTACTCTGCCGGCATCTCTCTGCATCAGGCTGGGGAAAAGTATCTGCAGGGTTCTTACCTGCAGAAAATTCTTCAATGAAAAGTCTGTCGCTGGTTTCGACAGTTACTCGATCCCTCAGTCTCCCCCTAAGAAAAGCGTTATCACACTGCGACGTGCTGACAAAACCCACGTTGGTTTTGCCGTGTGCATTCGCTTGTTTAATAACTCCAACGCTCTTGTGACGAGTGAGCACAACCTTAGGGAAGCGGACGCCTTCTATTCCCCCCGCACCGGGCGAGCCATCAAGCTCGCTGAATTCAAAGTCATATTCAAAGATGCGGATCTGGACGTAGCAATCGTTGCTGGTCCAGACAATTGGGAATCAGCGTTCGGATGCGGAAGCGTCCATTTCACCACACATGATCGCTTGGCTAAGTGCCCTGCGCAGATCTACGTTATTGACGGTGAAGATTGGCGCGCTCACTCAGCGAAGGTTGTCGGCCACTTTGACAACTTCGCGCAGGTCTTGTCCAACACTAAACCGGGCTTCTCTGGAGCTGGATACTTCCACGGCAAGACTCTGCTTGGCGTACACAAAGGGCACGCAGGCAAAGATTATAACTTCAATCTGATGGCCCCCTTGCCTGCCATCCCCGGACTAACATCTCCCAAGTACGAAATAGAGTCAGACCCTCCGCAGGGTTTGATTTTCCCCTCTGAAGTCGCTGAGGAAATCACGAAGACCATTCAGTCGGTCTACAATGATTTCCTGAAGCTTGACAAATCCATTCATTCCAAAGGCAAAGAGTGGAAGGGGGGCGTTGCTTGGGCTGATCTTGAAGATGAGTCCGGAAAGTCGGGAAACGCCAAGGCGGCCGCGTCCGCCGTACCAACCGCAGCACCAAAAGCCAAGGCCGTTATAAGCGCAACAAAGAAAGTTGCTGCACCTTCTTCGCAGAAGGAACCGCCGCGCCAAGGTGCATCCCAACCCACACCCACAACCTCGACGACAACCCCATGTTCTCCCGTTGCTATTGCAACATCCCCGGACACAAGTGTCCCTTCTGGGATGTCTCAGCAAGACGTGATGCAGAACTTAATGAGTTTGCTCGTACAGAGGATAGACATGTCGAAGATCGAGAAATCGATAATAGATCAGGTCGCTGCACAAGCTCTGAAGAAACCTCGCGGCAAGCGAGGCTCCAACAAGAAACGCGCGCCTGGCAACAGTACTTCGCCGATGTCTACACCTGGGAGATATCTACCTCCGAACAAGAGGTCCCAGGGTTCCAAAGGGTTGGAAAACTCTCCCCCCAGTACTATCCCCGTGCCCGATCAACAACAGCCTGGGGGGAGCGTCTCTGCGCCGAACACCCGCTCTTGGGTGAGAAAACAAAAGGTTTCGGGTGGCCCGCCGTTGGCGCCACCGCAGAACTAACCTCTCTTCGGCTGCAAGCGGCTCGCTGGCTCGAACGTTCCGAGTCAGCCAAAATCCCATCAGATGCCGCCCGCAAGAACGTGATCGATCGCACCGTGCAAGCGTACAGCAATTGCAAAACTAATGTACCACGGTGCACACGAGATCAGTTGAACTGGGATGACTTTCGGATTGACTTCCTCGAAGCCATCAAGTCTCTCCAGCTCGACGCCGGCGTGGGTATTCCCATGATCACCGCGGGGCTCCCTACCCATCGTGGGTGGGTCGAAGACCCAGATCTTCTGCCGGTTCTGGCTCGGCTTACCTTTGACCGCCTACTTACGATGTCAAAGGCAAGCCTTGAGACGCGCTCTCCGGAGCAGCTCGTGAAGGAAAATCTCTGCGATCCAATACGCCTCTTCGTGAAACAAGAGCCACATAAGCAGAGTAAGCTTGATGAGGGCCGCTACCGCCTCATCATGTCAGTTTCCTTGATTGATCAACTGGTAGCCCGGGTTTTGTTTCAAGCTCAAAACAAATCCGAGATTGCATTGTGGAGTGCAATCCCGTCAAAACCCGGATTCGGATTATCCACCGAGGACCAAGTCGAAAGTTTTATCAATGTCCTCGCGGATACCGCTGGTGCCCGTCCTGAAGAGATCTGCGACAAGTGGCGCGATCTCTTGGTTCCGACAGACTGTTCCGGTTTTGACTGGTCAGTCTCCGATTGGATGCTCGCAGACGATATGGAGGTAAGAAATCGCCTTACCATTGACTGCAATGAGCTCACCAGACACCTTCGTGCTGTTTGGTTGCAAGGCATATCAAACTCTGTTTTATGCCTTTCGGATGGAACCATGCTATCCCAGGTTAAGCCCGGGGTCCAAAAGAGTGGGTCGTACAACACGTCATCTACGAACTCTAGGATCCGGGTTATGGCTGCCTATCATTGTGGCGCCTCCTGGGCGATAGCGATGGGGGATGATGCCCTCGAAGCGCCAGATACAGATTTGAGCAAGTATAAAGATCTGGGCTTCAAAGTCGAGGTTAGCAAGGAGCTGGAATTTTGTTCGCACATCTTCAAGTCTCCTACCCTCGCCATTCCGGTTAATGCCAACAAGATGTTGTACCGCTTGATCCACGGGTACAATCCGGAATGTGGAAACGCAGAGGTGATTGTCAATTACCTCAATGCAGCCAGCTCAGTGCTGCATGAGCTCCGCCATGATCAGGAGCTTTGCGCGTTATTGCATATGTGGTTAGTATCTGGCATAACCACAAAAGATAACTGAGCAGCACAACCAGCCGAGCATACGTAAGTTGCAAGCGTCGGAGGTTTAGTCTTACACATAAGCCCAAGATTGATTTCAAATTCATAGCGGGATTCGCTACAGGTTTCATATCCTCAATCCCCATCTCAGTTCTTGGTGTTTATTACGTCTACCTAAGGATCTCGACGCATATTCGTGAAATTGTTAATGAGTACGGTCGTCCTTAGATCCAATGGCAATGGTTCGCGCAGACGCAGACAGAGAGTCGCTCGGCGAAGGCCTGCTGTCAGAACGCAGCCAGTGGTTGTGGTCACTCCCAACGGCCCAGCCAGGCGCGGAAGACGCCGAGGACCAGCTCGTCCTCGGCGAAGAAGAACTCCAGGACTCGGAGGAGGGGGCCGTGGCGAGACATTTGTTTTCACAAAGGACTCACTCGCGGGCAACTCCTCTGGAAGTATCACCTTCGGGCCGTCTTTATCAGACTATCCGGCATTCCAGAATGGAGTACTCAAGGCCTACCATGAGTATAAGATCACAGGTTGTATCTTACAGTTCGTCAGCGAGGCCTCTTCCACAGCAGCCGGTTCCATCGCTTATGAATTGGACCCCCATTGCAAAATCTCTTCGCTCGCATCAACCAACAATAAGTTCACAATCACCAAAACTGGTGCGCGGAGCTTCCCAGCGAAGATGATTAACGGGTTAGAGTGGCACCCTTCAGACGAAGATCAATTCCGTATCCTCTATAAAGGGAACGGTGCCTCTTCCGTAGCTGGTTCTTTTAAGATCACACTTCGTGTACAGCTACAAAACCCGAAATAGGTAGACGCGGAACCCGGCCCTAGTCCAGGGCCATCACCCGACCCCCCCCCCCCTTCCCCATCCCCAGAACCAGCTCCTGCCAAGGAGGAACGCTTCATCGTTTACTCTGGGGTGGCTCACACGGTCATCACTGCTCAAGGCACTGATGATTCTATCATAGTTAAAGATATCCCCGACCAGCGATTTAGATACGTTGAGAACGAAAACTTCTACTGGTTTCAGATAGCTGCTCAATGGTACTCAAATACAAATACTAAAGCAGTTCCGATGTTTGTCTTTCCAGTTCCCATTGGAGAATGGTCAGTCGAAATATCAACTGAGGGATATCAAGCCACATCCAGCATGACTGACCCTAACAAGGGCCGCATCGATGGGCTCATAGCTTATGATAACTCAAATGAAGGGTGGAATATTGGGGCTGGAAGTAATGTCACCATCACAAACAATAAAGCTGACAATAGTTGGAAGTACGGTCATCCCGACCTGGAAATCAACTCTTGTCACTTTAACCAAAACCAAGTTTTGGAGAAAGATGGTCTTATTTCCTTTCACATCAAAGCCACAGAGAAAGAAGCGAACTTCTTTCTGGTGGCTCCGCCTGTCCAGAAAACTTCAAAGTACAATTACGCCGTCTCATATGGCGCCTGGACAGACAGAGATATGGAATTCGGGTTGATTTCGGTTACGCTTGATGAGAAGCGTAGCTCGGGTTCCCCCACTCGTAAAAGCTTGCGTGCCGGACACACGCAAGTGGCGTCCACTACCGACTTGGTGGCGTCACCGGAGAAGGACAACTCCGGTATACAAACATCTGAAACCCCGGCAGTTCCGGTCACCAGCTCAAAAGCACCGATTCCAATGGTTTCGGATTCGGAGTCAGAAGACGACCCGCTGTCAGCCGCACCCGATGTGGGATTCGGCGGAACTCGTCTTTTACTGGATACTGATATCCAGACCGTACCCAATCCGGAAGTTGCAGAGGCCTTCTTGAACAGCGCTCATGTGGGTTACGACCCTTGGGCCGAGATCCGAGCGTTCAAGAACGCTCAGAAACCTGTTCGAGGGCCATCATCGGTCGCTAGCGGCTCCATTACTGGAGGATCGCTTCGAGGGACACTTCGCCCGGCTTCCGAGCCTGCGCGAGAAACCCCATACGAGAGAGACGAAAACAAAACGACTCGTCGTCAGAAATCACGTTTCTCGTTTGGTGGTGGTCGCTCCTAAAGTCTCACCGAGCAGAGACTATAAACTTGCTCAAACGGGCGAAGGAAAATGCCTTAAATCACCCGTCGCAAGACGTTAAAGGAGGATTAAGACCCTCCCCCCTTCCTGGCTCAACAACCTTGTTCCAGGTTAGGTTCTTGTCTTTAAAAGAAGAAGCTATCTTAGAGATCCCGATCTCTAGGAAGCTTTGGT